GTTGCAATTGCTTCAGTGGTAATTCTTCCACTTGAACCTGGAGACAATAGCCAAGTGCTTCCAACTTCATTGGCGTCAAATACGGCAGAACTGGAAATAAGCCTATAATCTGTGATTGTAATCAACACCCATTGAGCACCAGTTCCCGGTCTAGTAGCCGTAGATGAAGTGTGCGCGGTAATACAAAAGTAGTTACTGCCAAAATATTCAGTGATGTCACCAGCTACATAACCTTGGCCAACATTCCATGACTGCTTGTAAGTAGCCTTATCCCATTTTGCAGCGGTAAACGAAACGTCCGAGTTTGCCGTCTTGCATCGGTAAAGATCGTTCAAATACAAGACGAAGTTGCCCACTGAATAACTTGTTGCCGTCACCCAATCGTTCGCATCGTATTCCAGCATCATCGTCACCGCATCGCTTGGCGGATCAAGGGCGGGAGCAAACTGAAACGGCACGTCAGTAAATGACCAAGTGCCATCATTGGCGCGTGTAATGATCTTAGGATGTTTAGTTGCAACTGTCAGATACATCACGTCATTGAGCTGGATGTGATGAATGGCGCGGATTTCTGCTTCTGTGTAATCCGTCGTTAGCGTTGCAATTAGTGTGAATGTTCCAGTGTCATAAGACCACACCTTTATGGCGTTTGTTTTGAATCCCAAAACAAAGTTAACATTGGACGATCGACGAAAAGCAATAAGTCGGAAACAATTAGTCACGTCAGAATCTGACAATCCAAACTTAGTCCCAGGACGCTTGAACGCTCCGCCATAAGGACGCACAATGAAGTTTTCCAAGACTCTGCACCCCGTCGCGTATTTCTCCGAGTCCGTGCGCCCGTCCATGATAGGCGACATCTCGCCGCCGTTGAACACCGATTTGATCGTTTGGAATTGAGCCATGAGATTATTCAGTTATGCCGCCAGTCCAGTAACCGCCCATTCTGGCAGAGATGACTTGTGAATCGTTAAAGGGTGGAATGCGCCGCGCTTTGCCCTCGTTTGAATCGCGAGCCTTAACAGGTGGAGCGACTGCCTTTTCGTAAAACTGCCGCATTTGTTGAGCCTGCCCTGATGCGCCTTGTGTATCCTGCGCGATGCAAGAGGCAAGCAGGAATGAAAACGCCGTCACAAAATCAGCCGGATAATCGGTCACGTCTGTGATTCGCTGAATGTATTTAAGGTTGATCGTTTCCTCATCGGTAAGGATCAGCCCTTTCTCAACGGTAAAATCAGCGCCCGCATCTTCCATCTGCCCGCCGCCTGCATTGAGCGAAATTACGCGCAAGCAGTCAGCCGGTGGTGTGTGCTGGAAGTCCCAGTCAAACTGTGGAATGCCGACGACGCTGCCTGTCGCCGCCGTGTAAGTGCCTGCAAAAACCGAATCGTCGAGCGTGAAGTTGTTTGAATTGATTACGGTGACATACCATTGACCATTGGCAACGGTTACGCCTTGCACATCCTTTACATAAACACGGTCTCCTGTGGTATAACCATGTCCAGCGTGCGTAATTTTGATGAGTCCGCTTGCATCAGAAACAGATGCGCCTCCTGTTAGCGTGTGATAGGTGACAGTTTGCCGCTTTCTAGCTGTAGCAAAATTCCACGGATGCGCCCGTAATGCCTCATCAAGTGCCGTGTAAATCGGCGTTCCTGCGTCTGGATTATACCACTTCCGCAAACTAGCCGCTTGTTGAGTTGTGTCAGTGGAAAGCGCAGTCAGCGCCCTTCCACCAAGATGGGCAATTGCAAGGTTTGCGATCTCTGTAGCAGTGGCGGCCATAATGGTAATGATTCAAGAAAAAGGGAGGCCCCTTAATACACAAGGAGCCTCCCGAGGTCAACCAACGGGAAGTATTAGTTCCAATCGACGTATTCGATCTCAAAGTAGAGAACGACTGAAGCCGTGACCGTATTAGCGGAGGCAATGGTCACGATGACGGCACTATTGTCAGTGGTGACAGTAGGAGCCAAATCGGCAGCGGTGCCAGCAACGGCAGAACCAAAGCCCACGGTGCCACCGCTCGAAAGAACGATGCCGTCAGCGTAAAGGTCTGCATTGGAGCTTGTGCCGATGTCAAGCGTGAGCGTGGTGCCAGGATCAACGCAAGAAACCGCTGAACCTGCCCGAGAAAGCGAAGCGCCTTTAGGAAGGTAGCAGAGATTAAATGTGTCGTTCGCAGCTTCACTTCCAGTGGTGGTATAGGAAGCGCGGAGCTTCTTAACCGTGCCGCCAGTAGCGCCAGTGCGGTTTGGACGTTCGGAGCCGTCGAGGAGAGCGGCAGCTTGTGCCGTGAAGAGTGAGGAGTCAGTAAGAGCAGCCATAAGAGTATTTTTTGAGGGTAAAGGTTTAAGAAAGGGGCGGTTTTTACACCGCCCCAATCCGTTCAGGTTATGGAGTTTCGTCGCTGTAGATACGAACAACCTTTTCGTTTTCAGTGCGGACGGCGCCGAGCATCATGGTCGAACGGATCTGGAGAGCGTGACGACGCTGTGGCAGGATGTCCATGCGGGTCTGGCGATCGCTCATGGCGAACTTGATTGCAGACTTGTGGAAGGCGAAGCAGCTGCGGATGTCAGCAACACCGGAAACGGTGCCAACTGGCAGACGCTGAGACTTCAGGAACTTAAAGCCGAGGAAGGTGTCAACCTTGCCATCAACCAGAGCTTTGACCGTGTTGAAGTCAGCGCTTGTCAGATTGGTGTCGCGGAGGAGATCTTGCTCCTGCTTTGCACCGATAACGATGTAACGCTCGGAATCAGGCACTTCGCTCACGTCCATGAGATACTTGGCGCGGCGCAGTTTTGCGAGCGTCATACCAGATGGAGTATCAGAACCAGTTTCAACATAGTTTGAAGCGATAGACTGACCAGCTGGGAAGCTGTCAGTCGTGGTGCCGTCTTCGCCGATGTAGCGGGTAGCATCAAAGGCGCTGATGATCACGTCATCGGTGGCGCGGTTGAAGGCCATCGCGTGGCTTTGAACTTCGTCAGAAGTTGGCAATACAATGGTGCCAAGGAAGTGCTTGTCCCATTCGTCGAAGGTTGTGACCTTTTCCTTCGGACGTTGGGTGAGCCAATACTTGGAGCCGTCAAACTCGCCGTCTGGAGTGTCGCCTTTGCGGGTAAGGATGTCTTGCGCCTCGCTGTCATTCAGGAGGTTGAACCATTTCTTTTTGCCGGTGAAATCGGCGCGAGTAATGGAGCCGAGCAAACGGGAATCCATCTGCTGGAGGACTTGGTCGAACGATGTCTGGAACATCGTTGGGTAGAAGGTATCAATAGTAGCCATATTGGCAGGGAATTAGAGAGGTGAAGTTGAGCCGCCCTTGTGAGCGACTGAGGAAGTATCGTGTCTTCCCGGTTCTTCGGTTCTCCGCTGTTTGCGGGCCTATGTCCGGCATACAGCTTATCCTTGCGGGGCCGTTGTTACCCTAAATTCTCACATCTGAGAAAAGATGCAAGCAAAAAAAACGGCTCCCATTTCTGAGAGCCGCTTTCTTCATCGTTTTCAGGTTACTTTTGCGATGCGTTGAAAAGCCCTTGGAGCTTTGCCAGCGCTGCCTGTTGAGCTTCCGGCCCATTCTTGCCGTTGAAGTCGTCACCCTTTTGGATGCGATCCATTTGTTCTTTGTAAGTAGCCTGACTGTCAGAGCTAACCAGCCCCTTGTCGTCACTGATCATTTCATCAAAGCGCAAAGCTGCACGGATAAAGTGCGGATTGTTACCCAGTCCGCTGGCTTCCAAATCAACGCCCATCGCAATCGCTCCACGGTTAGCACGTTGCCAGTTGTTCTTGGCGTCGTCTTTCCACTCGGCATTGAGTTCAGCTACCATCGCTTCAACCTGCTCTTTTTGAGCCGACTCAGATTTTGCCACAATGCTGCTGATATTCTCATTATTGAGATTAATCAACTCATGCAGCGCTTCCGGTGGCACGCCGTATTTGTGAGCAATGCCCGCAGCTTTTCCGGCTAATTCAGCATTCCACTCGACGCCCGCAGGAAGGTTGTCAGGTGCCTTAATGCCGTAATCTTCCGGCTTCTCTGGCGCTCCGGTGAACTTGCGAAGATCGGCAAAATACTTGGCCTGATCCTCTGGCGATGCGTCGGCCGCAGGTTTCTTCGGTGCCTGCGACTTCGAGGAAAAAGCTTTTTCCAAATTGGCGTAGCTGATGGCTAGCTGATCTAGCTTGGCCTCGCCCTTCTGTGCATCCCAAAACTTTTCAGGAATGTAATCAGGCCGCGTTACCGTAGATGGCGCGGCTTCGATTGGCGTCGTTGTCGTTTCAGTTGTGACCGCAGCTTGCTGTTGCAGCGCTGTCTCCGCCGTTGGTGTGGTTTCGTCTGGCATAAAGAATGGTTACATTTTCAGACCGTCAGCAGTTGGCTCGACAATGGTATTACTTGGGTCTTTGCTGTTCGGGTATGGGTTCGGATTGCCGATGTATTTCAGCGCCATGCCTTGACGCATGATGCAGCTTTCGAGATCGCGAATGCTGAGTGTGTGCTGAGCACACACTTCCCAAATATCATCTGCCTTCATATCGGTGTGTTGACCGAGATTGCGGTTGTGGTTTTTCATCCGTTGAAGGAGTTCGTCCGCATCTTTGCGGAATGTCTTGGCGGCAATGATGGCAGCTTCTTTAGTCATGGTTTTTTGTGTAGTTTCGGTTTCCATAGGATAGATTAGATGCCGTTAGCTTTGCAGAATTGCGAGTAAGCGTCGTTGCCGTAATGATTAACAAAGCATCGCGCAAAGTATGGCGTGCCGGGTGTGCCCCAGTCAGAACTGATGGCAAAAGTAATGCCTGCCGCTAGATCATCACAACTAGCGGCAGGCTCCGACGCCGACGGATTACCGACAACCTCCGGCGCGGAAATTGGTTTAACAGTCAAGGATTGGTTGACAGTTGGCGCTTCGGCGACTTCAAAGGTTAGACCCTCAATACCTGCGACTTGGCGGATTTGCCCAATGATGCGCGGCGCTGGCTTGGCGTTCATCCATGCGATATTGCCGATGATATTGCCGATAATTTCGCCGCCGCGGTCAATTTGATTGTCTGGTGTGATCGTGATCATAATCTGTCAATTTCTTTTAGTAGCAGTGGGTTCAATTCTCCTGTCATAAAATTCGCACGATTAAGCGCTGAAATCCTGTTAATGAGTTCAGACTGAACTGCGACATACACGGCGGATGTCATTTGTTTATCCTCTAACAACGCTACAATCTCAGACCTGGAAAGATCGGATAGCGTCAGGTTAGATGATGCGAATTCTTTAAATGTGAATTTTTTTTCAGTCATGTCTCTTGTTCTTGAGGTTTTTCGGTTTCTGGAATGCCCTTTAGGTGCATCGTAAATAGCCATCGAAGCGGCTCTTTCTGCCCTTCTCGAAATGCTGCTTTAACTACATCGCCACCTTGTTCGAAGGCAGGATTTAGGATGCCGCCCACGTCTGCATTGAGTGAGCGGAAAACTAGCTGAAAATCCGGCTTGTCAAAGAGTCGGAGAGCAGCTTTTAGCACGTCCCTTTTTTCGTCGGCAGTAAGCGGCGTCAGTAGCTCAGGTGATGATGGTGTCATGTGTGATGATTACGCCCCGACTAATTCCTTCACTTTGTCAATGCCGCCAGCACTATTTACGGCGCTGCCCATTTCTTTCGCCATCATGGCCGCTTGCTGCATTTGCTGTGCCTGCGCTCGTTGTTGTTGGATCGCTTGGACATCTTCACTCTTGCGAAGTAGGCCCTCGGGAGCGCCGACAAGCCTCGACTTCTCGCGGATGTAAAAAGCCGTGTCGATATTGTCCATGACCGTAGGATCAATGGCAGCAATCGAAGCGGCCGTTTGCATGACCTCATCGGCTCCGCGTGCGTTCCAGCTATCAATCGCCATTGCCAGCCGTGACGTAAGCGCAATCTCTGGGTCGGCGACTTGCACAAAGCCACGACCGACAAGCTCATAGGCTTCCTGCGGAGGTGGTGGAAGTAAGCCATTTTCAGCGCAAAGCTCGAAGGCACGGCGTAGATGCGGCTCAATCGTTTCGCGAACGTCACGATGGTAAATCGGCCCCACGGTGTCCAGCTTTTCACCTGCACGTTGTGCCACTTCATAAGCAGTCATCTCGCGGTCAATGCTGGCAAACATCTGGAACATATCGAGCGAGCAAAGGCGCTTGATCATGTCTTGACGCATACGCACACGCTCCAAAGCAACGCTCCATTCGCCAGTTACAGGCACAGGATAAACGCTCTCAGGCCCCATGCCGGAAGGGTAATAATTCAGCGCCCGTGCTGCCGTTTTAAGACTGCCCTCGAAGGTGTCAGGAACAAGCATCGGAGGGAAGACTTGTTTCTCGGCAAACACGTCCATCATCTGCTGAATGAAATTAAGCTGCCTAGCTTCTGGCAAGATGGCAAACCCTGGACCGTAGCCCCATCCAGTGGAGCCGATCATTGCGTCGTAAGACAAGTAACGGCCAACGGTAAAAGGAAACCCGTCATAACCGCCCTCTTGAACCATCTTCTTTGACGACATCTCGACGTAGGCCGAGACATACTTCTTGCGCGTTTTGATGTTGTATCCGTATGCGCCAACTTTGGACGGCTCGCGAGGCTCGACAATGTGAATGAATGTGAAGCTTTTCCCTTTGCTGTAATCGCCCTGAAAGCAGTCTTTGATGACTTTGGGAAGATTGTCT